AAAAAAGACTTGGCAGTTACCATCAAGTTTGGATGCCCCAAAAGCACCCAACGGTTTCGAGCACAGATGGATTAGAACAAATGTGCAAGGTTTTGAAGATACGTCTAACGTAACTAAGAAACTTAGAGAAGGATGGGAATTTGTTAAATCAGAGGAAATTAAAAATGATCCTGATGCCGACAAATACCCTCACATAACCGAAGGGAAATATTCTGGATGCATCGGAATTGGAGGCCTTGTGTTGGCAAGGATACCGACAGAGATCCTAAGACAGCGATCTGAGTATTTCGCAAGACTTACAACAGATCAGTTAAAAGGAGTTGATAACGATCTTATGAAGGAACAACATCCGTCTATGCCTATCAATATTGATAGACAGAAGCGGGTAACCTTTGGCGGTGGACGCAAAAATTAATCTTTTTGTTAATCCTACCTAAAGGTTGGCTAATATAAACTAAAAACAAAAACTAAATAGGAGTATAAACTTATGTCAAATGTAGTAGAAAAGTTTGGTCTAAGACCTTACAGAAAACTTGACGGTACACCTTTAGTTGGAGCTCAGAACAGATATACAATTGCTAGTTCGTATGCAACTGCGATTTACCAAGGTGACCTGGTTGTACCAGTAACTGGTGGTAACATCGAAAGACATACTGCTGACAATTCAACAGCTGTTGTGGGTGTTTTTAACGGATGTTTTTACACAGATCCGACTACTCAAAAGCCAACTTTTAGCAACTATTATCCAGGCGGTGTTGCTGCTTCGGACATTACAGCATTTGTAGTGGACGATCCAGACGCTGTTTTTTTAATGGATGCTGATGACACTTTTGCAAGAGCGGACATCTTTCAAAACTATTCCGTTACAGCAGCTACAGGTAACACAAAAACAGGAATATCAGAAGTTCAATTAGATGTTGAAACTTCTGGAACTAACGCATCATTCATTATTCAGGCGATTGATATTTCTCAAGACCCTAATAACAGTGATGTTAGTTCAGCTAACGCTAACATTCTTGTTAGAATCAACAAACACTTCTACAGAAGTGGAACAGGCGTATAATAAAGGAGAATAATTATGGCTATATCACGACAACAGCTAGCTAAAGAGCTAGAGCCAGGTTTGAATGCTTTATTCGGCCTGGAATACAGTAGATACGATAATCAGCATGCTGAAATCTTTACTACTGAATCTTCTGACAGAGCTTTTGAAGAAGAAGTAATGTTAAGTGGTTTCGCTGGTGCACCAACTAAACAAGAAGGTGCTTCAGTTGTGTTCGATCAAGCTAACGAAGCTTACACAGCTAGATACACACACGAAACAATCGCTTTAGCATTCTCAATCACTGAAGAAGCTATTGAAGATAACCTATACGACAGACTTGCTCAAAGATACACAAGAGCTTTAGCAAGATCTATGTCAAACACTAAGCAAGTAAAAGCTGCACAAGTGCTTAACCAAGCACAATTCACTGCTGTAACAGGTGGTGACGGGGTGCCTCTAATTGCGAACAATCACCCATTATCAAATGGTGGAACGTTCTCAAACGTATTGGCAACTGCAGCTGACCTTAACGAAACTTCATTAGAGCAAGCTCTAATTGATATTCAAGGTTTCGTTGATGAGAGAGGATTAAAAATCGCTCTTAACGGTAGAAAAATGATAATTCCAAAAGAATTACAATTTACTGCTGAAAGATTGATGAAATCAACTCTTAGAACAGGTACTGCTGACAACGACATCAACGCTATCAATAACATGGGAATGGTTCCTGAAGGTTACAGAGTGAACAACTTCTTAACTGACACTGACTCATTCTTCTTGTTAACGGATGTGCCTAATGGTCTTAAACACTTCGAAAGAAGCCCAATTAAGACTGCATTAGAAGGTGACTTCGATACTGGTAACGTTAGATTCAAAGCTAGAGAAAGATACTCTTTTGGATTCTCTGATCCAAGATGTATTTTTGGTAATGGAAATCTACCAACTAGCTAATAGTTAACAGATTAACCCTACAACGGGTACTTAAAAGGGGCGGTGTTCACATCGCCCCTTTTTTTATGTATAATAGAAACACTTAGAAAAATTTCTTATAGACTGACTAAGCAGACGGTATAGAGACTATAAGAACAACGCTATACAAAGGAGAATATTATGGCAAACACAACTTTTACAGGCCCAGTCCGATCAGAAAACGGATTTCAAACTGTAACAAAAAACACATCAACTGGTGCATACACAGTTAGATCATCTTTCAATGCTGAAGGAACTTTCGCAGGTTTAGGAACAAGAAAAATCCAAACTTTTGCTGGTACATTAGCTGGAACAGATGCAGCAGATACTGCATATGCAGATGGTGATGTTCTTGTAGAATTAGGAACTTTAAATACTGATGCTGCAAGTGGTTTAGTTACACCAACTAAATTTTTTATTCACAGAGCTGTTGTTTTAATCACAACTCCTGCAGGTGAAACTTTAGTAGGTTCATTAAAACTAGACCCTGTTTCTGGAACTGCAACTAACGCAGCACCTAGTGACCCAACTGAAATTGTTGGAGCTGGTGTAACTTGTTTTGATCCACAAGTAAGTGCTGCAGCATCTGTTACTGAAATTGATATCAATTACAATAACACAGCAGGTAACTATCACATTTTTGATCCACTTATTACTGCACCAATTGCAAGTAAATTCTTGTATGCGTGTACTACAACTGCGATCAATGCTGATATTACAGCTGGTAGATTTACTGCAGAATTAGAATACTCAGTATTATAATTTTAACCGTGGCTCCTTCGGGAGCCACAACTAAAGGAGAACTAAATGAGTTTTAAAGCAGACATACAAGCAACTAGATCTTCTGACGCTGCTGTCGCTACTACCTTAAATGAAGGTGGAACATTAAGTGCAACGGATACTACGATCACATTGACTTCTGCTACTGGATTTCCAGCAGGCGGTGGAACTATTTTAATTGAAAATGAAGTTATAACTTACACTGCAGTAGCTACAAATAATCTAACAGGTTGTGTTAGAGGTGCAAATGGAACTACAGCAACTACGCATGCTGATGCAACGGCAGTAAGTTTACTTGGAGAAATTATTTCTCCACCTGTAAGACTTAAAGGTATTTCAATTGCCTCTGATGGAACAGGTGCGGGTCTCGTGAACCTTTGTTCTAGTGATGGTGTTACAAGATTCATAGGTGATGTCCCAAGTGGCGATGTTTATACATTAAATATTCCTGAAGATGGAATTATGTTTCCAAAAGGAATTTATTTAAAAACATCGGTTAAAATTACTGCGTATACTTTATTTACAGACAAATACAGTGCAGGGACTTTAACTTCGGACAATGGATAATTATACTGCTCAGCTTTTGAAGATGTCAAAAGGTGGTATGCCACCACGAAATAAAAAAAACTTTCGTTCTACAAAAGCTGGTGCAGGAATGACTCAAGCAGGAGTCATGGCGTATAGAAGAAAAAATCCTGGATCTAAATTAAAAACAGCAGTTACTGAGGATAATCCTGGTAAGAAAAGAGCAGCAAGAAGAAAATCTTATTGTGCAAGAAGTGCAGGACAAATGAAAATGTTTCCAAAAGCTGCTAAGGATCCAAATTCAAGATTAAGACAAGCGAGAAGAAGATGGAAGTGTTAAATGGCTTATTTAAATGCGAATCTACCACCGATCTATTGCAAGGTCAGAAAGGAATATCTTTATGATCTTAAAGAACATCATGGAGAAAGCGAAGATTGTGTTATCTTCGGTCTCACAAGTATATCAGGCCGTGCACTCTTATTTAACATCATGCTTCCTAATGGTGCGTGCTATTGGCGTTTGCCTATCTCAGCGTTTTTCCAAAAATCGTATGATCGAGCCGATGTGCCGAATATGCAGACGCACGAGTTGGAACTGTGGAACTGTTTTAGTTACTGGCCTAGTGTTACTACTTTTGATTGGTTGGATGGTCTAAAAGGAAAATTTTTAGGCTTAGACAAAAAGTTTTATCATGGAAAATATTTATTTACGATTGATTGGGGTCACCCAGATGTTAACATCTTGGATGTTGAACACTCTGAAATTCCTCAAGAACATAAGTGTGCACATATATTGGAGCTTGATAACGGTAATTTTGCAGCTCAGCCTAATAATCGCCTTTTGTGGCATGTTAATTCATACACTACTGATAACAGCTGGCCTGACTATAGAGTCCAAACTACTTATTGGGATGCAGAGGACTCTAGCATGGTTACGGAAGATAGTGATAAAATGTTTTATCAAATGGAAGATAAAGTAAAGGATTAATTATGAGAGATACAAAAACAATTGAATCTTTTTTAAAAGAAAAAGGCATTAAAGAAAAAGAAAAAATATTATTTAAAAATTTAAAAAAAGAAGTTGAGATAGGTGCAAACGGAACACAAAAATACGTTATAAAAGAAGGTATTAATAAGGGTAAAGTTGCATCAAAATGATAGACAAGTGGTTGTATAC